CATTGTAAGGTTTTGTAATAAGTTAATAATTACAAGACCTTTTGAAAACCTATGTAATGCGTGACTTCAATACTTGTTCCTTTGTTAAATTAAAAGGTGGTTTTGTAAATTGAAGTTCTGCTTCAGTAAGTTCTTCAGTTTGAGGAGTAACATTTGCTGGTGCTCCCGCTGATGATGAAAATGTTTTAGGTTCTGATTTTCTTGAAAGTTCTTCAACAATCTTCCCATTACGAGATGAGTTTACGATAGCTCTTGCGAGTCGTAAATCTTCTTGTGGATTTCCTGTTGATTTAATTGAATTGTTTAGATGAAAGATTGTTAATTCTCTTTCAGTTTCACCTTCAATGTCGTTAGCAAGTTGTATAGAAGTTTTGAGTGATTCTTCTTGTCGTAATTTTTTTAGCATTCCGATAGTCACTGGCTTTTCATCTTCTTCTTCCTCTTCATCGTATTCTGGTTGAATAACGCTAAGTGGATCACCTCCGAGTTCTTTAAGTCTTTCGGCTGTTTTTTTAAGAGAGAAAGCTGCCTTTTCAGCTTCTGAACGTCCTTGATTTTTAGTAACTCTTTCAAGTTCTTCTTTCAAAGGGTCTTGTTCGATGACCTCGGAAGTTGGGGTCGTGATAATGTCTTCCTGTTTTATTTCTTCACTCATAGATAGTCACTGTTATATAGCCAGTGTTGCGTTTTAATCTTCTTTAAAGGTAGAAGTCACCTATTGTTAATAATTATACTCTTGACTATTTTAAAAATCAAACTCTAGTTATCCACAATTCTATTCAAAAGATTTTCTTCTTCTTGAATTGCATATAACCATGCCTTTGCAAATAAAATACTGTCTGAATCAAATCCTTTTTTAACACCTAACTCTATTGCTTTATATCTCAGCTGGTCATTGATAATCCTTCGAGCGTTGGAATTCTGCAATGCCATTGCACTTAGTTTAAAATCAGCTACTTGTTCTTGGCTTAATTTAGTCCCTCTGACATAAACCTCTCCTTCTGGTCGTATATCTATAACCTCTTGAAGAGGAATTGAATTGAAGTTTAGGATAAGTTCATTAACTAGCTTTGCTTTTTGTTCTTTTTTTAGTTGCACTCTTTTTAGCAACCACAATGTCAGGTATAACGTTATTTTTTTCAACATAATTTTTATTTATAAGACCTCCAATAGAGATGTATATCCTTTTAATATCTTCTTCATCTTTTGAGTTAGAGAGTTCTTTTGCTCGTTGAAATTTAATTATATTTACCGCCCATTCCATACTATTTTTTGTTTACCTTTTTAAAGTCTTTTGGTTTTCCACCAGTTGCAATGAACTTGTGGAGTTTCATTCCTTTTTTTGGTTTCATATATTAACATTCCTTTTTACTACTTTTTCTTCCGACCTTTTTCTTTCCCATCATTCCATTTTTGAGCATCTTCATTGCTTTGTCATGCTCTCCTTTATTCATTTTTCCAACAAAAACTATTTTCTTTTTGTCCATATAATTGTTTTAACTAATAATTGGTTGCTTTGGTTGTGTTGGTGGTTGTCCCATAATACTATCCAACATTTCATTATTCGGTTGTACTTTGAACTGGTCTGGGTCTCCGTCTGAAAATTCTTCAAGTACAAACTTATCTACTACCGCTTGTTGATTTACAAATGGGGCAACTCGTGGATCAGTAAGTATATTAAATACTCGTTCTTTCTTTAGCTCATCAGTTCCCATAGAGCGAGAAACTATCTGTTGTGGATCAATGTATACTGAAAACTGTGTCCGAGCAAACTCGTAAGGGTTTACTTTGAAGTGTCTAACTTCTGAATCTACACCACCATATCGTTCAAACATATCCCACTCCATTTTGTTAATGTCATCTTCTGTCATTTCGCCCATCAATTCGTCAGAAAACTCAATTGTATTTGTAACATCTTTTCCTCCATCTTTACCACGAAGTTTTATCTTTCTAAACTTCATACGAAGTGCTGTTGGTACTGAAGCGTCAAGTTCTCCTACTGTTGTGTGAAGAATAATGTCATCCATAACTAGTTCACCTATTTGTTTGACAAGGTCTGCTATCATGACACCAAAAACTCCGAGTATAACCTGTGCGTTTTGTTCTGCTTTGCTTGTAGCGTATGCTGTAACTCCTTTTTGAGTAATACCTGACATTATCTGGTCTTGAGTACTCTCACTCATATCATCTTTGTTTACACGCATCATTTCAAGTGCTGCTTGTAGGTTTGGTCCTAGCTGATAAGGAGTAACTGAAGCACCTAGTGGCATTCCAATTGTAGCCCCTGGAACCATAACTGTACTGTCTGCTTTTGCTACACCGGACATAAAGAGTGGTTTGATTACATCGAGATAGGTTCCATCTTGTGCAATTTGGTACATTCTGTTTTGAGAAGCGTCATCCCAAAATTCTTTAAAGGATGCAGACTTGTAGTAAGCAAATCTTCCTGCTGGATCAAGTGGTTCAAAACCTGACTTAGCAAACGGATACACTGGAATAGTCATCCACTTGTCACCTATCATAGACATTCTTCGGTGTTTGAAAGGATTGGAGTTGTAGACATCTTTATCGTCTCCCATAAACACACCTCCGACAAATGTAACCTCCAAGTCTTCTGGTCTGTAAAATACAGTAATTTCTTGGACGTAGTTTCTATCTGCCTCGGTCCACTCAATATCATACAGTGTTTGGTTCTCTTGTCCGGACATCATTACTCGTGTCATTCCAGCTTGCACATAGTCAAATTGGTCTTTTCCATCAACAAAGTATTTTCCAGCGTATATTTCCCGTGCTTCGTCATAAGGTATTCTCCGTAGCCGTACAATAAAAGGTTGTCGTTGGATATCAAATGTGTAGAAGTCGCCAAGTAGTATCTGGTCAATAGGTAATATGTTTAAGTTAATACCTGATAGAAGTTCATCAACAGCTTGTTCAATACGCCATTTACCATCTTTGTCTTTTACTTTGATTTTTTGTAGTGCTTGTATGTACTCTACTTCGATGAAAACTGCTGGGTTTACCAAAGCAGATGTAACCATAAACAAAAACTTTATCTCGTATTTCGCTTTTTTAAGATGATTCTCTATGAGAATACGCATAACCCTAGCTGTTAGCTTATCTTCTTTGTCATCTTGATTATAAGCGTAGCACATAGGATAAAGCATACCTGCAATAAGATGTGCAAGTATTCCAATGATTTTATTTCGTGCAGTATTTTTTCTTCCTTTCCATCGCCATCGCTTGTGTATAGGGTCGTTAGAAACTCCTACAAAAGCTCCGAATGTTTCTTGATCTAGTCTTGCTCTGTCTAAAAGAGAATATCCATCAAATTCATTAAAACCTCTGTGTTGTAAATTATAAGCTGTTAAGTAATCACCTTGAATACGGCTAAAAAGTTTTTTTATTTCCTCAGACGGGTTGTAAGTTGATTGAGATAGCTTTGTACCATTGCCATCGATTGGTATTCCGTCTTTGTCAGTTACGATTCCATTTATCATATGTTTCTATTATACACTACAAGTACAAAACTCTAAATTTGTAAAGCGGTGTTGGGGATAACTTTATTAAAAATCATGGATAGTGACAACCGCTATGGGATTATATTGTGCCGGCGACAAGATTGAAGTAAACCCATATCTTACAGCATCCATTGCGTGGTCAAAACCTCCTTCTGGGACGTTAAGAATTTTTCCATTGTTATCAACTTTCCACAAATAACTCCTGTACTCTGCTATTAGATTTGTTGAACGTTTAGTTACAGATATTTTTTGTGATTGTACAAAAGATATTCCGGTGGAAACTGAACCTGGTCCTTTTACTGCGGGTAGTATGTTTACTCCATAGAGTTTTATTTCGTCTATACTTTTTGGTTCTGCACTATCTGCTACCACAAGACAGTCTTTTTCCGTTGCAATGATAACGTCTGCTATCTGTTTATTTGATTGCCCTTTCCGATAAAGAATCTCGTCAAGGATATACCCACCATTGTAGTAGTAAATGTCTATAATTGCTGTTGGATCATTCGTATAACCAAAATCTAATCCTCTTCTTTCAAGTCTAGCCTCATGAGGTATTGTTTCAATAATGTTCCAATCCTTGTATATCTTTCCTTCAACTTCTCCTAAAAGTCCAAGACCGTACACTTGCCACCAGCCTTTACGGTTCTTTCGTTGCTCAATAGACCTTATAATTTCTTCACTGAGTCCTTCATTGTCTTTGTAGGTTAATATCAAGAAATCAACATCAGACCTTTTTTGTACAAGTTCAATATGAGCCCAAAATTCAACTGTTGGGTTATAGTCAATAATAACAAACTCCTTTGTTCGGACTTCGAGTTGTTCAAATGCTTCAAAAGGTACGTTGTTAGCTTCGTTTATAAAAAGTCTATCTCGTCGGGCTCCTCGTAGTTTATCTGCATTATCTGTTGAAAAAAACTCTATTTTACTTCCTGTTTCAAATGTATAGATACTATCTGTTGCGTTCCAATTATCTTCCTTCCAGTAGTTGTGTGCTTGCAATATATTTTTAAAGTCACGAATAGCACCTCGTTTTAGGTGTGGGATACTCTCAGAAACAATACTTGTTAATGTTGGAGTTGTATCTGTCTGTGCGTATGCAATAAGGTAAAGAAGAATAGATATTGTTTTACTTGCACTTGTTCCACCTTGAATAACGCGAATACGCTTTTTCAAAGTATTTATTTTCCTAAATGCTGTTGTTTCTTGGAATATCATCTCTTTGTATATTAACTATTGGTACAGGTAGGTCTTTATCGTTAGTTGTGTTATCTATCCCCTCTCTGTAACCGTGTTTTGTGAGAAGTACTTTAGCTATCGTTGGATTGTAGTCGCCTGATAGTCCATTATTGATAAGTCTATCTTCTTGCTCTTGACCAACCTCTTCCATAATGTCGGAAAAATCTGGATACTTTTTGCTCCAGTCATAAAGTGTGTCTCTGTTAACACCTATATATCTAGCTAATCCTCCCTTTGTTGGTATCTTTACTATTACTTTATTCTTGTAGAGTTCTGTACCTTTAGCACTAAGCCCAACCGTTTGTTGTATTTCTTGATCATTACATAACGACAAATACTCCCTTGCTTTAGAGAGTACTTCTTTGTTGTATTCTGGTGGTCTTCCTGCTGGCATGGTGTTTAGTGTTTAGCTTCCATATTCCACCCCATAATTTCTTATGAGGTGAGTATAGAAACTACTTCTTTTTAGAAACAGATAAAGCAATTGCTAAGATTTGTTTTCTACTTCGTGTTTTTCCATTTGCTCCTTTGGCTTTCCCTGATTTCTTATTATCAGCTACAAGCTCTCTAATGTTTTTGCTTATATTCTTTTTTCCTTTTTTGAGTGGCATATTAGATAAGTTGAGATATTTTTCGGAGTGTGAGGTTCTTTTTCTTTGCCTTGTTCTTATTTTTTCCAACAACTGTTTTTGTCTTTGTTCCTGAACCTGTAAGTTTTTGGTTCTTGTAGTCAACTGTTCTTGTCGCCTTTGTAGTTTTTGTGATTGTTCTACCTAGACGCTTTTTTGTCTTTGTCTTTTCATAATCCATTTTCATTGTATCTTTAGTTGGATTTGAATATGATACTTTTTTTGTTGCTTTCATGGCTATTGTTTACACTTACACTTTTGAGGATTTTCCTCGGTTATAACACCATTAACTGTTGCGAAAGCGCTTGCGGTGTCACAGGCGTGTTTCAATGCACATGATATTGATAGATACGGGTCTCGTACCCATTCTGGTACATTCCAGTCTTCTGGTGCTGAACTAATAATGTGATCATAAATTCCTCTAATTGGTCGCTTGAGGATACTTCCATCTTCCATGGTATCAGATATTTCTTTTAATGCTATACCTGCTCCTTTAATAGTTCCTCCTTGTAGTGCAAGACGTACCGAGTGAACTGCGTCATCGCACTTATCTTTGAGACGTTTTCGTTCCACGACTGAGTACGAACCTACTTTAAGAACCGCAAAACCTCCTGTAAGTTGTGCTATTCTTTCTTCTATCATTCTCTTGCCAAAATCAGACTTTTCTCCTTTGAGTTTTTCTTGGAGAGTAGCTACTCGTTTTTCTATTCTTTCTTTTGCTTTTTCGTCTTCAATACCGCCAATTTCTGCACTAGTCATGCTCGCAACGATTCGTTTGATGTATCCAACATCAGTGAGGAATACTTCGTCTAGTGATGTTTCCTGTGAATCAATGTATCTTCCACCAACGACTGCTTCAATATCGCGCATAACTTCTCTTTGATCTACATATGGTGCATTTATCGGGAATATAGGAAAACCTGATTGCATAGATTCTGTACACGCTTTAATTGCATCTGCTGTAAACGCTCGTCCGATTATAATAATACCCCACTTCTTTTGAGCGATAAGGTCTTTGAGTATAAGCTCTTGAAGTTTTGTTAATTCTTCAATACCAATGGTGTAATTTGTCAAAAATACTGGTATTTCAGAAAGTTCCATCGTACCTTTTTCTTGGTTAGTTATGAAGTGTGTAGCGCCAAAACCATTGTCTAGTCTAATACCTATTCCTTTTTCAATAGAACATTCAGTTTCATTAACTTCCTCAACAACAATTCTACCGTATGGTCCAAGCTCCCATTGTGTTTCTCCTAGAAGTTTTGCAACATTTTCGTCCTCAACTGACACCATAGCTGATTGTATCAGTTCTTCTTTTGATTCAATCTTGTGGATCATAGTTTGCAACTTTTCTTCAATTTGTTGTCGTTCTTGTTTTATTTGTTCCCGGATTTCTGAAGGTTGTTTTTTAGCCTTACCGATTTTATCAGAAGGAAGGTACCGCACGGCTTCTTTAATAATATCCATTGTCAAAGCCCATGCTGTTGATGTTGCGTCTCCTACCTCGTCGTTTGTTTTTGACGACGCCTCATGTGCAACTAGAGCTCCACGCCTTGCAAATTCATTTTCAACTGTTGGGGCAAGTTCAGAAGCAATGAGGTATCCGTCATTTGTTAGCTTATTACCTTTTTCCAGCATAAAGTTAAGCCCAAATGGACCTATTGTACTTTTAATGGCATCCCCAACATATGTTACACCCTCTATTGCTTTATTTCGTGCCTCAAAACCTTTAATTGATATTTTCATCTTTTACAATACTTAAAATACCTGATAATTGTTTTGTAGAAATTTCCTGAGGAATTTCTGAAGAACTAATAGTATATAGTTCAATATCGTTTTCCTGTTCTAAAAGTTCATTGAATACTTCAAGTTGTTTTTCCCGTTCTTCTATTACTTTAGTATTTTCTGATTTAAGAGTGTCAAATTCTTTCTGTAACCCTTCTTGATCATCAATGTCGTATTTGTTATCTACAATAACAGGGTCGCCTTTTTCGTCTTTTTTAGAGTACTTTTTTGCTATCTCCACTCGTTTCAAATCAAAATCACTGAATTCTTTTGTTTTTTCTTGCGCCTTAAAAAGAGACTCAATTTCCGGCTTTAATTTTGCTATATTTCTAGCAACTGCATAATTAAACCTCACTCCTATTAAGTCTAACTGTTTCAATGTTTCGTATAAACTTAACAAATCTTTATTTTTCATTTGTATGTACCTTTACTCTTCACTCCGCCAAATAAAGAGAAGTGAAGAGTAAAAATTATTTGGCTTGTAATACCTCTATTCTATCATACTTTTGGTTGTGTCAAGGTGTTTATATCTTCTTACAATACTCAATTATAATAAATCTGCT